ATCTTTAGTTGCTTTTGTTTTTACCATCAACAGGATCGCTTGATTCTTTGCGTTCATCATGCACCTACCTTTCTTTGGTTTGGGAATTCCCGCGGTTTGGGTGACCGTCAACCAATTACTCTGCATCTTTCTTAACACCCGTTGCACGCCACCGCGCAAGCATAGTGCGCCGTGCCACGATACTTTTTTTCTTGGCTGTCCTCGCCTTACGCTTTGCGAGCGTTGCCTCGATCTTTAGCGGATTGACACCTTCGTTGATCAGGCGCTTTTTTATTTCCGCAGGGGTTATGTCGGACTGCTTCCTACTACTGAGTTTATGACATTGATTACAATCCTTTCCTATGTAGGTCATGCGTTTGGTTGCAAGGGGATTGCGTAGCCACGCCTTGGTCTGTGCGAGCGTAGCGTTGCGCTTGAAATCCTTGCGGGGTTTTGTGGTGCTACAGGTCAAACAAAAAATGCTGTCCATGCACTTCTCCTAAAAAATGTCCACTTTTTTTCGGTAATGTCCACTATGTCCACTTGTGATTTAATTATTGGACGCCGCGAGAGCCTTATTGTAATTGGGTTTGAGGGGTTAGTGTCCAAGGTATCTACCTTTTTTAGAAAAACGAAACAACCCAAAGAAAAGAAAAAGGATCACGCAAAAAATGTCCACAAGTCTACTAACCCATACATACATAAGTAATTTATAAAAAGATAGATATATAGGATAGTAAGTGGACAGCGCTAGATTGGGCGCGGGTTTGGGAGCGTCCAATAATTTTTTTGCAAGTGGACATAGTGGACAAATGTCTGATGGGTCGAAAATAGCCTCCTTCGTGTTTAAGAGTTTGTATCAAGTGTTTGGGTTACGGTCACCCAAAGCAGCGATGTGGGTGTAGGTCTTGGAGCCGATGATGCTAATGGTTACGACTAAGAGGAAGTCCAGCCCGTTGAATGAGCCTTCCCACCGCAAGAGTTCAACGGCTTTCCATGTGAGTATGGCTGTACACATGATGAGGGTTAGCAGGGCGTAGTGGGTATCGGTTAGTGCTTTCATGGGTTATTTTCCTTTCATTAGTTCATTTACAGGATCGTTGTTCACAGCATTGAGCAGGGCTTGGTGCATCTCAAAGCCTGTGATGTCGCCAAACTCCCACTTGTTAAGGACATCGGTCATCACCGAGATAAGGCGTTCGGCTAGGGCTAGGTCTTGGTCTTTCATGTATCCCATGGTTATTCCTCCTTAGAACCAAACTTCATCTTGAATGCCATCGCGTAGGCAGAAAGCCTCACAACCCCAACAGACGAACCGCCCGCTGAGAAAGTCGAAGTGGGCTACAAAGTTAAACAGATACCCGATTGGGGATTTTAGGAAAGATACAAGGTGCTTTTTCATGGGTTAGTCCTCCTGCGCTGTGCGCTCAAGCCAAGTGGTGAAGTTGTAAAAGCGTTTGTCGTCTTTGCGTTTCTTTTCGATCTTGAATCGCACAGAAGCCTTGCGCTCTTGCTTCTTCGCTTTTGAATTGTCCAATTTGCGTAGATCTTTGAAAGTCTTTGACATCGTAGTTCTCCTTTAAGTATAAGAAATAAGGTTTGGGTGACGGTCACCCAAACCCCAAAGCACCGCATGATTACTTGGCGAGTTGGGCGATAACCCACTTGCGATCCGCAGTCGACAGCAACTTCATTGCCTTGAGTACGAAGTCGCGTTGCCCCATGATCTCTTTCTCGCTCTTGTATCGAACCGTCTTGCTCGTGTTACCTGATCCTGCAAGTAGCGTGGTAAGAGATAACCTATCGCGTAAGAATGAGCGCGCGCCCTCGTGCCGTTTGCCCGTCTTCTTATCAACGAATTGATAAGTATCGCGGTTAGTCTTAACGATCTTGCAACCCTTGTACGCGGGAATCGCTAGCATCTCAGGCATTAACTTAGTGCCAACGAATTCCCATTGTTCCGCGAGTGTGCCAAACGACAGAAGATCATCGCGAATGTCCTTGCGATTCTGTTCCGCCTGTTGACCGAGTTTGATACCGGCAACAACAAGTGCTTTAAGGCTTACGATTGATTGATACATGGCATACCTTTCTTGGGTTACGGTAACCCAAAAGAAAAGCACAGCGACCGGCTGTGCAACGGTTCGGCTGTTCCCAACCGACACATCTATTATACCACTACCGTTAATTGCTAATGCTATTTGGCTCGAAATGTGAACAATCTGACCCCACTACTCCCCGACCCCCCAAACTATGTAACGAGGCGGCGGCGTGACCCCGACACTATTCCGTAGCCACAACACAAGTTTTTGTCCAACGCTGTAAAAAATCACCCCACCCCTTCGCCACAGATAAATAAAAGCAAAGGGGGAAACAGATATGCTAAAAATTTCTATAAAAATTCGTATCAAGCTTGTCAAATATTTGACAAAGTAAAATAAAAAAAGCCCCCGCATTTCTACGGGGGCTAAACCAAGCTAAAGGAGACATACAAATACCAAACAGAAGACACCCCTTGCGGGTTGTCAAATCTGAGTATACACTGCGCCCAACGTGGGTCAACCCCACGCTTTACGGGGAACCCCGCATGTTGGAACATTTAGCAACAATAGATTTTGAGCCGGAACTGCTGGACGCCCCAGACGAAGGCTTTGTATCGCTTAAGAAAACCGCAGCCCACGCACTGCTGGATGCGCAGGTACAAACGGCGAACTGGCTCAAAGAGTTAGGCGCTGCAAGTGACGAAGAGGTTTTGACCAGCGCCGAGGAGCACACGGCTGTCCAAGCTTTCACTGCGCTAACGACGGGCGCCCCAGACCCAAAGACGGCTGTGGCAAATATTACCGTTCCAGCCGCTGTACAGAAAACGGTGGCGATGCTGACGGCGTATAACTGGAAGTTTGTTGAGCAGGCGCAGGAGATCAGGGGCAAGGCTGTGGCCCAACTGCTTGAAGAGATTGAGCACCCTGACGCCAGAATACGATTAAAAGCTATTGAGTTGTTGGGTAAGGTGACAGAGATCGGGCTGTTTACGGAACGAGTAGAGGTTAAGAAGGATCAGCTTGCCGATCACGAGTTGGACGAGCGCATCAGGGAGAAGTTGGCACAGTTGCAAAAGACTGTGGAGGCTGAAGCGGTGGAGAAGGAAGAAAAGAACGCAGATGCCGAAGATGTAGAAGTGAAAGACGATGACGCTTAACCAGCCTGAGATTGACGCGCTACTGGCGTCGATGACCCCCCTGCAAAAGCTTGAGTTCTTGGAAGAACTTGAGGAGCAGCAACGTCGGGCGGAGTTGAAAAAGGCGCAGACCAACATGAACGACTTTGCCCGGGCGATATATCCGGGGTTCAAAGAAGGCGCGCACCACAGGAAGTTGGCAAAAATATTCAAAGACGTGGCTGATGGGGTGAAAAAGCGCGTGATTATCAACATCGCGCCACGTATGGGTAAGTCGGAATTTAGTTCTTATATGTTCCCGGCTTGGTTTTTAGGGCAGTACCCAGAGAAGAAGATCATTATGGCGACCCACACGGCTGGTTTGTCAGAGGATTTTGGTCGCCGGGTGCGAAATTTGATTGATGGCGATGATTACAAGAAGATTTTTCCAAAAACTATGGTCGCAGCAGATCAAAAGGCTGCGGGAAAATGGTCTACTTCTGCTGGTGGTCAGTACTACGCTGTTGGTGTTGGGGGTGCTTTGGCTGGTCGCGGTGCCGATCTTTTCGTTATTGACGACCCACATTCCGAGCAAGACATTAAAGCTAACAGCCGAGCTACATTTGATAACGCATGGAGTTGGTTCCAGACAGGTCCGCTCCAACGACTGATGCCTAACGGCGCAATACTTGTAATTATGACCCGCTGGTCGCTGGTTGACCTCACAGGCAGGCTGATTCAGTACCAAATGCGCAATCCCGACGCAGATAAGTGGGAGATCGTTGAGTTACCGGCGATCATGTTCGAGGATACGGCGAAAGAAAAGTCGCTTTGGCCCGAGCAGTGGCCTTTGGAGCAGCTAAAACAGAAAAAAGCAGCCATGGATGCGCGGTATTGGAACGCACAGTACATGCAGCAGCCCACTTCTGAGTCTGCGGCCCTAGTTAAGCGGCAGCACTGGCGGATTTGGGAGCACGAGGATCCTCCGAAGTGCGAGTTCATCATCCAGAGTTGGGATACGGCGCATGAAGCCAAGACAACGGCTGACTACAGCGCGTGTACGACGTGGGGTATCTGGTATAACGAAGAAGAAGGCGACAGACCGAGTATTATTCTGTTAGATGCGTTTAAAGATCGCATGGAGTTCCCTGAGTTGAAAGAGGTTGCGCTCAAACATTACAAAGAGTGGAAACCAGATTCGTTCTTAGTGGAGAAAAAAGCAGCAGGAGCGCCATTAGTACAAGAGTTTCGGCGCATGGGCATACCTGTGGACGAGTTCACACCGAGCCGTGGCAACGACAAGATCGCACGATTGAACGCGATTACGGATTTGTTTGCTAGCGGTGCGATATGGGCGCCAGACCGCAGGTGGGCCAAGGATGTGATTGAAGAAGTTGTAGCGTTTCCTGTTGGAGAACACGACGACTACGTCGATACGATGACGCAGGCGTTATTGCGCTTTAGAAATGGTGGGTTTATTGCGCTCCCTTCGGACGAGCCAGATGAGCCTGTGTTTTTTAAATCAAATCGTAGGTCAGCGTACTACTAAGGACAAATCATGGCATTTGATAAATCAATTAACCCAGCCCCTATGGGCTTGGGCGCACTAGAAGATCCGACGGATGCAACCCCAGCAATTGAGGTTGAGATCGAAGATCCTGAAGCTGTCCGTGTTGGTGTGGATGGGCAGACAATCCTTGAGATTGAGAAATTGGACGAAGACGTAGAAGACTTCTACACCAACTTGGCGGAGATCATTCCTGAATCTGACTTAGAAGAACTTGGCTCCGACTTAATAGACGACATCACGCGTGACCTTGGTTCCCGCAAAGAGTGGGAAGACACATATAAAGAAGGCATCACGCTGCTTGGCTTGAAGTACGAGGAAAGAACAGAACCGTGGAACGGCGCGTGTGGCGTGTTCCACCCCATGATTACGGAAGCTGTGGTGCGATTCCAGTCAGAAACAATCATGGAGACTTTCCCTGCGCAAGGGCCAGTAAAGACAAAGATTATTGGCAAGCAGACTAAGGAGAAGGACGAAGCAGCCCAGCGCGTCAAGGACGACATGAACTACGAGCTTACGGAGAAGATGCCTGAGTTCCGTTCTGAGCATGAGCGCATGCTGTGGAACCTGCCAGCTACCGGTTCGGCGTTTAAGAAGGTGTACTACGACCCGGGCGTGCAGCGCCAGATGTCTGTGTTTATCCCAGCAGAAGACGTAATCATTTCTTATGGGGCTGCGTCAATTGAGACAGCCGAGCGTGTAACGCACCGGATGTACAAGACCAAGAACGAGATCCGCAAGCTGCAGGTGGCAGGCTTTTACCGCGATATTGATTTGGGTGATCCGTCAAGGGTTAAGAACGAACTGCAGGAGCGCAAGGACAAAGAGACAGGCTTCTCAGCAAACGATGATGACCGCTACAT